TGCAGCGAATCCGTCCAGATACAGGTTTTTACCTTTCAACCACCACTCATCCGGACGATCAAAATCTGGCAGGTCAATCGATAGCGCCTGAGCGAAATAGTCCTTGATGAAGGAATAGCAATCCAGCACTCCATGCGAAAACGTACGGCCATACAAGGGCGCGACATATCCTGATGGAGCGAACTCGCATATCACGCCGGTTGGCCAGCTGATGACCAACCACGGCACACCGCTAGATTCGCAGCCGACTAGATCCGCCTGCGACGGACGCGCTGGAATGTTTGGGTGCGAATGAACTACCATCACGACCGCGCCCATATCTTCAGCAGCTGCATAATCCTCGGTGTGCATCACGAAATGCTCGTTCTTCTCTGCGATATTGCGACACGGCACATACCTACGGCGACCCTTGCGCACGATTACCAGGCCGCATGATTCGCGCGGGAACTCGCGCTCCGCGTGCGCGCGGATTTCTGCAATGATTGAATCAGGTAGAGTCATCTGAGCAATCCAACACCAGGGAACCCAGCGAAATTCAATGGCTGAAATTCTCCAAACCGCAACTTGCAGCTTGCGAGCCTCTTACCACAACGATCCAAGGCTGGGTCGCTGGTAGGACTATCGTTCTTATCGGCGACCGGACCGCCGGTGTAATTGCACTCTGGGCCACGATAAATGCTTGGGCATACATTCTGGATACACTGCCGGCGCGGCAGCTTGACGCCTCGCACATCAAATGCTGACGACAATTCAAATTCCACAAAAATACCGTTCTCACCGGCCTTCCGATCGATGAACCATATTTCGTCTGCAAATGCGCAATTGGGATCAGCCTGCGGATTGACGCCACCAGGGAAATTCACGGCATCCAGATATTTAACGAACGTACGTCGGCGCGTGACCTTTGCTCCCATGAGGTCATCCAGCGCACGTGCCATTGCCCCTATCAGCCCGGAGACGTTGGCGACACGGATCCGCGGGCGCGCCATTGTTCCCTTGCTTGACTTATCAAACCCGGATGCATCGACAGGGAAGCGCGAGTAGATTTCGCTATTCCATACAACGTCATTCCCCATCTGATTTACACCGCTATGCCAGCGCAGGACATCACCACCAATAGCAGTTGCATCCAGCTCGAACCCTTCCCAGATCGAGCCGGGATTGAGCTTCTGGACGTCTGACTCAATCACCATGCACCTCTTTAGCGTGTTTCTGTCCGCTTTTGTTACCCATCTTTGCTGCAGACATTTTTGCCTTGGTTCCAGCAGTGTGGATGCGACCAAGCCACTTTGTATTTCCCATCTGCGCTTGTGACATTTTTGCGCGAGTTTCATCCGATCGTACTTTGCCCAAGCCTGAAGCAGACATCTTTGCGCGCGACTCAGCGGAGTGAACATGCCCAAGCAAATACTTGTTGCCAATGTTTACTAACGCGAGCTTTGCTTTAGCCGCTTCTGAAAAAGCCCTTCCTTTAGCAGACGCTGACATTCTTGCTCTTGTCTCTTCCGTGAATGTGGTGTTTAGATCGCCGCCCGTGGTGAGGTTATATCCAACAGGTGACAGGGTTCCATAAACTTTTATTGCTCGAACTTCAGTTGCTTTCAAATCGATGTTTTCTAGTACAGCCAGAATGGTGAGTTTTGGATCGCCGTATTTTCTCCACGCGTCATATAACGCTGTGCATCTAGATCTCTTCGAATAAATAGCGCCACGATGACCCTTGAACCGCTGCTCTGCCGTTTTCGTAGTGATGCCGATATACGACTTGCCGTTCTCAAAATCAAGTTTATAAAGTTCACCCATTTTAGGTTCCAAAAACTTCTTCAAACGTCGCCGAAATGCTTTGCACCACGGAGGCGATCATGTTTTCAGTCCATGATTTACAGATGAATTTACCGGCTGGACCCTTTGGCGGCGTCCAGTCAAACGAAGCGATACCGCCGCGCTCAGCGAGAAAGGTGTCGATTGCATCAATATCCGCAGTCACACGGGTAAATTGCAGTGTCCAGATGCGCGTGGTTCTATTGATCCCATCGCCTACGCGTTGTTGATAGCCATCACCAAAAGGCGCGATTTTTGTGCGAGGCTGCTTTACTTGCGTGGCTCCAGGTGCCGGGCTCCAGGTAAAAGTCGTCATGACAGGATCCCTCCTGGCATTTGCTCCTGAACCAAAATGCTGCGCACGGTATTGCCTATCATTGCACCAAGCTGGTTGGCTTTTTGGCCATCGCCTTCCACACTCGATCCGCTAGCATCAACCGTTACGCTTACATTGACGCCGCCACTTCCGCCGCTCGATTTGCCGCTAGCCATGCCGCGAATAACGTCAGCCTGCTCGCGCGGCAGTACCATTTCCCGCTCGTGGAGCTGCGTCACAGGATTGACGCCGCTTGGAACGTCGAAGCCGCCGGCGGCAGATGCTTGAATATTCAGCCGTGACATCTCATCGCCGCGCATTGCGGTATCGCCGCCAAAGTAACTGCCGACTGCACCGATTGCCATATTCACCAAGCCTGAAATGGCCTTTTGCGCCTGAATTCGCGCAAGATCAGCCAGGATCGATCTCGCCAGGTCGGAAAACGATCCCTTGCCTGTCATCTCAAATTGCACGAATGCATCCTCTGCGCTGTGAAATGCATTTGTCATCGCGTTGCCAATCTGCGCGCCGGAGTTGCTGGCCTCTTCGCTATATTTTCGGACCGACTCTTGCATGTTGAACCAAGGGTCTTTTTGCTTGGAGTCAGCTTGGTCGTACAGCGCATTACTTTTTGCAATTGCCGTCGCTGCGTCCTTGTCGAACTGCGCGCGATCGATTGGCGTACTGCTATTTTTTTGCGCCTGGCGGATTCTTTCCTCTACATCTAATTGAATACGCTTTGCCGCCGTTAGCTTGGCTACTTCGAGCGTAGACTTGCCCATCATGTCGATCTCGAACTGGAACTGGCTGGCTGACACGTCCTGCTGAATCACCCACTCTTTCATTTCCTTATTGAGTTCGTTTTGTGCTTTAGCCAAATCCAGCGTGAGCATCGCACTCTTCTGGGATGCGTCCTGATGGGCCTTTTCTTTTTTAGCTGTTATATCGTCGATCTTGTTCTGTGCTTCCTGCTGGTCCTTGCCTTTCTCCGTTTTTGCCTTATAGGCTTCTAGCGCTGCTATTTCCGCATCATAGGCACGGATGGAAGATGCCAGCCCGGCATCAATCGAGCGCTTCCGATAATCCTCATACGTTGCCAGATCGATCAGGTCTTGACTGCGCAGTTCAGATACATACTGATCATGAAATTGCAGCACGTCACGCTCTTGCGCAAGCGCGTTTTCCATGTTCTTGAGTTGGCCGTCCATCTGCTTCTTGGCGGCTGCGGCAATCTCTCCTGCTGTACCGGTTCCAGGCAATCTAGGCGCGTTTGGTTTTGGTTTTGGATCGCTCGGCCTACCATCAGGCGTTACTGCGGCAGGCGTGCGGTCTAAAACCTTAGCAATAAATTTGTCGTGTTCTTTCGCAGCCAATTCGGCATCGGCTTTCATTGCCTCACTAATTGCGTTGAAGCCTTTAATGTCGCCGTGCGCCAATGCGGCAAGTTGCGCGGCAATGCCGCCAATCTCGGTGCCGACTCCCTTGAATACAAATGCCACTTCAGATCCGACAACAACCATCGTTTCCAGCACGGTGCGGACGATATTGGTCGCTAGCGCGAATTTGTCTGATTGCTCTGCTGCGGTCAGCGTTTCATCTGCCACCGCCTGCAAGATCGGTAGCACTGCGGTCGTCATTGCATTGCCAAACCCCTTTTGTTGCAGGGACAATTTGCCCATGGTGTCGTTGAAATTATCAGATGCCGCCGACAATTCATCAGTCTGGTTGGCATATTGCTTTGCGTAAGCAGTATTTTCTCGCAGCGCATCACCACCCTCATTCAACAGAGGGATCATATCCGCACCAGACTTACCGAATAGACGCAATGCAATCGCGGCTTTTTCTGGGCCATCCTGATATTTTGAAAATTTGTCAGCAACTTCGGCGATAACAACATCGGCTTTTTTTAGGTTTCCCGATGCGTCCAACACATTGATACCAAGCGCCGAGAATGCCGCACCTATATCTTTATTCCCACCGGCGGCTTCTGCTATTGACTTGTTCAATTTTCCAGCTGAAGCAACCATGCTTTCAAGATTTCCGCCTGCTTGCCCAGCGGCAAATGCCAGGCCATTCAACTGACTAACCGCAATACCGGTCTTCATCGACATGTCACGCAGATTATCAGCAGCGTCAATCGAGTTTTTGACCATCACTACTAGCGCCCCGGCGGCAACAACTGACATTGCACCTATGGCTCGACCGACCATTTCGGCGTCTTTCTTCATTTGCCGCATGGACTTTTCGGTCTGGTATGCGGCCTTGTCCATACCCGCTGTAAATTTGGCGGTGTTCGCCTCCAGCGATACGACAAGAGAACCTAAAGCAGCCATGTTTTTTCCAATAAAAAACCCGCGCTAGGCGGGTTGTTTCGGCGCAATGCCAAAAAGTGCTGCTCGTATCAAATTCGACTGCGCCGTAGGGTCATCCATCAAGACCGGCTCTTCTTCTTCCTTCTTTTCCGTCTCACGCCAAT